CCAATATCATCATGTCCGGCAACGACGAGAGAATACTTCAGCTGTGGAAGGAAAAGAGCGGCAAGGCAGAGGGTGAAGACCTGTCTGAAGTTCTTCAGGTCATGCTTGGCTCATTCACTGAGTCATTCAACCGCGCATGGTACGAGAAGAAGCATAAAAAGATCGTCACAAATGTAGGCGACCAGATGATATGTCTGGATTATCCATTCATGGCCTGTACGCTTGATGGAATGGTAATTGGTGGCGTGTGGGAAGCAAAGCACGTCTCAGCCTTTGCCAAGGAAGATGAAGTCCTTGAGAAGTATATGCCACAGCTGACACACAACATGATTGTCTGTGGGGTTGATTCTGCTATTCTTTCAGTCATCTTTGGCAACCACAAGCATGAGACATACAGCGTCTCTCTTGATCCTGATTATGCTGCAAAGCTGATCGCCGCCGAGGAAAACTTCTGGAACTGCATCCATAACGATATTCAACCAGTTATCGTACATACAAAATATCAAGGCCCAATCGAGCGTAAGGTTGATATGTCGGGGAACAACAGTTGGAGCGCAGCTGCCGCTGACTTCCTTGGCTCCCTTGACCTAGCAAAGCAACATGACAAGGCTAAGTCCATACTGAAAGAATTGGTTGAGGACGATGTTGTCGAGGCTTCCGGCCACGGCATCATTGCAAAACGATCAAAGACTGGCGCTATAACCATAAAGGAAACCAAATGAAGACCTCAGAACAGATCAATGAAATCGCAACTGCTCTTGCCAAGGCACAGGGTGAGGTTGCAAACCCTGCTTTCAACAAGACCAATCCGCACTTCAAATCATCCTACGCAGACCTGTCGTCTGTCCTGAATGCTGTGCGTCCAGTGCTATCCAAGAACAATATCTCGATCATGCAGATGACTAACCTAGAAGAAGCCGGAGTTGTTCTCTACACGCGCCTGACCCATGCCAGTGGACAGTGGATTGAGTCGGTTTATCCAGTGACGGCATCTGGGAAGCATCAAGAGATTGCAGCTGCCTTGACCTATGCCAAGCGACTAAGTTTGTCGGCAATTGTCGGAGTTGCAGGAGAAGACGATGACGACGGCAACGAGGCTAACAAGGCTTCTGTCGCCGCCAAGGCCGCTCCTAAACCTGCTCCTGCCTCAAAGATGAGCGTAGCAGACAGCAACAAGGCCATGAACGATATGCTTCTTGATCTTGATGGCTGTGCAACCAAAGAAAACCTTCAAGAGTGGGCGCAACGCAACTCCAAGAAGAAGGGTGAACTCTTGGAAGAGCATCAAGAGGAAATCACTCAAGCGTTTCAGAAGGCACAGACCCGTGTCAGGGAAGCTGCTAAATGAGCATTCCGACACTCATCATGCGACGGAGCGGGGACAAGCTAGTCCCCGTTACGGAGTGGGATAGGGAGCATTTGCTTGAAATCCCTGAAGGGAAAGACCTGTCGGTCAAGACATCACGGTCGCGCAGTTCCAAGCAACACAGATTATTTTGGTCGTTAATGAAGATAGTTGTGGATAACCATCCCTACTATTTAAGGCCGGAACAGTTGGTTGAATGGCTTAAAGTGCGGCTTGGATACGTTGAAGAAATCATGTTCCACGATTGCAGTGCGATGATGAAGGTATCGTCCATATCGTTCTCTTCTATGGGGCAGGATGATTTTCAAAATTTCTTTAATCTGGCTTTGCACGTCATCATAACCGAGGTTGCCCCGATTGGTAGGGAGCAGCTTCTTAAAGAGGTTGAGGATGTTTTAGGGGAGAAAATGGAGTCATGGGTAATTCAGTGAGAACACATGGTTGGACTAAGGAAGAACTCGATATTGTTGTCCGCATGGCAAACGACGGCAGGACTGCATCTCAGATTGCTATTGCTCTAAAAACTGGGAGAACGCGCAATGCTGTTATCGGCGTCATCAATCGACGCAAGATATCCTTGCAGATCAAACGCCCACAACCGCCTCCGAGGAAGCCAAGGAAGACTGTCGTTCTTAGCATTGTGAATGTCAGGGTTCCTCGTAGCAATCCTGATCCTCCAAAGGCTGTGGCGGCGGTAGAGAAGTTTGTCGCCCCGCTGAAGCGTCCAGACGTGGAGTATGGGCCTACTCTCTTCACTGAAACTGAACGTGACCAATGCAGGTTCATCATTGGCAGGAGAGGCCACGATTCCATCGTTTGTGGAGAGCCAATATTCAAGAAAAGTTGGTGCAAGCATCATTACAAAATTGTTTATGTCCCGCCTGAAAGGAGAGCTAAATGACTATTGAAGTAATATTGACGCCTCACGATCTCTCCATTTGCCGCATACTTGGAAACATGAGAACGATGGTTGCCCGTGGTGCGGCTGTAAAAGACACGCAGATGGGCAAGCAAGACCCGTTAGACATTGATGAGAATGGAGTGATCGGGGAGTATGCTTTTTGCAAGCACTGGAACATCTTCTTTGACCCGACTGCTTATCCCAGAAGCGGAAGCCCAGACTGCATACTTCACAATCGTCGTTTTGATATAAAAACAACGACGTATGAAAATGGCCGACTGACCGCGACATTAAAAAGAAATAACGACATTGATTGCTATGCCTTGGCTATTTTGAAAAATAACAAAGTCATATTCCCCGGATGGGTTTTTGCTGACGAATTATGCACTGAAAAAAACATTACCAATTTGGGGCATGGCGATGGGTATGCTTTGGAGCAATCTGCATTTACGGCGTGGAAGCAATGATTGAGGACATGGGGACCACTAAACGTGGAGGTCTATCAACGAGGAGAAAGCTAAAGATATGGGAACGAGAATCAGGAAAGTGCGCGATCTGCTCCGCAAAGCTAATGGCGGGTCAGTTCATATACGAGCATATGAGGGCGTTGGAACTGGGGGGGACGGACACGGACGAGAACATCAGGCTGACTTGCCTAACCTGTGCAAAGGAGAAGACCAAGAAAGATCATCAGATTACGGCCAAGGCCAAATCCCAAAAATCGTCATATTTGGGCCTAAAGACCGTCAAAGCACCGCTACCTTGCGGGAAGAAGTCAAAGTGGAAAAAGAAACTGAACGGACAAGTAGTCCTAAGAGGAGAATGATTATGAATAGAAGTGATTTGCGTCATGCACTGGACAGCACAGCTGCCGCCTTTGCAATCATAGATGAAACGTATGGGTTTGCAGACCTATTGAAAAAGACAAAAGACTTTGCGGCTATTAGGCTCGGCACGGAAGTCGATGACCGTATGATCGGCATCATCATGGCGGCGTTTGCAGATGCCAAGTACAGCATTCTTCCAGAGCGCATGGACGCCTATCGTGAGTCGGCAATGTGGATGGCTGTCGTTGCTAACAGCTTGGACGACAAGGGCAATCAAATGCCTCGCATACATAAGGGACTTGAGGCGGCGATGCTTGGGATAACCAATGAAGCCAATGAGGAAACTGGTAATGAGTAAGTACAGCAAGGCAGTAGACGCTATCCTTAATCGAGATTTGCACTACGGCATAATGATTGACTACATGAGGATCGCCAAGAACATTGGCAGCAAGAAGTTCATGTCTACAGACGAAGAACTTATTGAAGCCCTCAAGTGCAAGAACAAGTCTCTATCGTCTTTGAAACTTGGGACACTATGGAACCTTGGGCTTGTGACAAGGGAGCCAAAGCCATCCAATGTCAGGCACAAAGGTAGGTTAGGCTTTATCTATACGATCAACTGGATTGAGTAATAAATTGCCCCCAGACTATAAATCTGGGGGTTTTTTTATCTGATCATGTTTGAAAGGGGAGCAAAGACTGGTTCTTTTTGCTTGGGCTTATTTATAATTTTACGAGCATTTATCATTTTTTGCTCCATCTTGTTATTCAGCCACTCTATGCGTCTTTCCTTCTCCAACGGGGAGAATTTGTTGTTGTTTTTTATATCCTCTCTGGCCTTTTTAATCTTTGAAAGCTCATCGTCAGTTTTGTTTAAAATCCCTACAGGACCGACGCCCCATAGGATTGTATTGCCAGAAGGTTTGCCA